GGAAATAAATAGTTTAATTGAAGGTTCTGCACAACAGTTATCAAGTGGCATATCTCAGTCCATGACAGACATGGTGACTGGCGTTACAAGCGGCATGGAGGGAATGAAAAATGTTGTCTCAAGTGTCATCAGCACCGTAATTCAAAAACTGATTGAATTGGCGGTTGTGAACAGAATGGTTAACGCGGCCATGAGTTTTTTTGGGGCGCCTCAAAGCGCCATGCTTCCAACATTTGCCTCTGGCGGTTCAATGAGGGGTGGACAGCCCGCGATTGTGGGTGAGCGTGGCCCAGAGCTCATTATCCCAAAGAGCGCTTCAGTTGTTAAAAATGCACACGACACGCGAAACATTATGGGTGGCGGAACACCTGTTGTGATAAACCAATCACTAAACTTTAGCACGGGTGTTCAGGCTACAGTCCGAAATGAGGTAATGACAATGATGCCACAAATTCAAGAGGCCACGAAAGCGGCGGTTGCAGAACAGGCGCAACGCGGCGGTTCATACACGAGGGCTTTCTAATGGCTATCACATACCCACTAACAATGCCGACAGTTACAGGGATGGCTCGCATCTCTTTGAGAGCTATAAACGGAACTCTATTGACTCGCTCGCCCTTTACATACAAAGAGCAGGTTCAAACCTTTGGGGCGCAACGCTGGGAAGCGGACATCAGCCTCCCACCTATGAAGCGAGCCGCCGCTGAAACTTGGATTGCGTGGCTTATGAGCCTAAAGGGGCAAAGGGGAACCTTTTATCTCAGTGATCCAACAGCATACACGCCAAGGGGGAGCGCACGAGACACAAACACAATAGAGGTTTTCAACAACGGAACCACTATTGTGCCAGCAAATGATACCATTTACTTTGACACAGACCAAAATAACGTAACTGGATACCTAAAGGCTGGCGATTATATCCAGCTGGGAACTGGTGCTGATGGAACGCAACACCTTCACAAGGTTTTGCAGGACGTAAACACTGATGAGAACGGTGGGTGCGAGGTGGTTATTTGGCCAAACATCCGCAGGGCGGCGCACAAGACTGACGATTACGCAGACATCAAGGTTCAAAACACGGCGGGCATATTCCGCTTGAACAGCAGTGAAACAACATGGGACATAAATCAAGCGCAAACATACGGCCTTAACTTTACCGCCGTTGAAAACATCATTACTGATATATCTGGCGAGATTGCACAATGAGTAGAGCGTTAAACGCCACGGCACTTGCCGCCCTTACGCAACGTGAGATTCAGGTTTTTTTTGCCGTTAAGTTGGAGTTTGATACCCCCTTGCGGCTTTGGTCTGGTATTGGGCAAATGCTTATAAATGGCGAAGAATATACTGGCGGCGGAGCAATGCTTGGCATTTCAAAAATTGATGAGGTTTTGGAAATCTCCGCTCGCGGCGCTCAACTCACCCTTAGCGGTATCCCCCGTGGGCAAACTGAGCCTCTTAAGCTGGCGCTGACAACAAAGTATCAGGGAAAAAAGGGAACAATCAGCCTTTGCGTACTTGGTGCAGACAGCCCCGTTGATTTAACAGCCGCTGGCCAAGATAACGCTGGCTTGTTTGATAATGTGTTCACTGGCTTTATGGATATGATGAACATTGATGAGAGCGAGGAAAGCTCAACCATATCATTATCCCTTGAAAGCAGGCTGGTTGCATTACGCAGGCCATCAAACATCAGGTTCACGCCCAATTGGCTGAAGTCAAAATATCCGCAAGACAAAGGGTTGGATTTTACCAATACCACGCCACTTAAAAAAATTAGATGGGGAAGATAATGAAACACCCTGAATGGCGCAGTAGAGTCCAAAATTTGATTTATAGCACACGCGGTAAACCTCTTGAGTGGGGGGAGCTTGATTGCTTTACATTTATGGACGCTTGCTACGAAGCTTTCTATGGCGAGCACCTGCTGAACGTTGTGGGAAATTACAGCACCCTTACGGGGGCGGTAAAATACTACAAACAGCTTCAGGATTCATTTGAAGAAGATAACATCATAGAATACCTAGACAACAGATTCTCAAGGGTGGAAACGCCGTTTACCAAGGTTGGTGATATAATTGGCCGCCCAGTGTTTGAGGGCGAGTCAAGTGTTTTTGGTTATTCGTTTGGTGTCGTTGTTGACCGAAACATTGCGTTCGTTTCTAGCGATGGTGTTGTTTTTTTACCGCGTTTGGATTGCGACTTTGTTTGGAGGCCACAATGATTAGATTTTTTCTATACATCTTAGGTCTTTCCGTATTAGCCCCAACTGCGGCTCTTGCTGACCCTGTTACGATTGTAGTTTCAGCGGTTGCGGCATATGGCGCGGCTGGCGCACTTATGACAATGAAGTTTCTTTATTATTTTGTTGGTATGCTCGCGCTTTCAGAGCTTGCTAAACAGCTGGCTCCAGCAATGGGTGATATGGGGGTTGACGGTGGTTATGATGTAAGTGGCCCAGACCCAACAGCCCATCAGCAAATTATATACGGCAGAACCAGAATCGGCGGCGTGGTTGTGTTTAAGGAAACAACCGATAAAGATAAGTTTCTTCATATGGTGGTTGCGATAGCTGGCCACGAGTGTGAATCCTTGGAGGAAATACACTTTGATGACGAGCGCCTTGTGTTTGATGGGCCGCTTGATAACAATGTTGAGCGAGAAGTCCTGTCGTCTTACAAGGTGGGCACAGCAAACACAAACTCGGCTGGTCTTGCCCTTTATAATTTAACTGGCATTTTTGGGGCTGGCTTTGATACTGACATCAGCGGCCTTGTTAGGGCAACGTTTCACAACGGAGCACAAACAACATCTGACAGCAACCTAAAAACAAGGGTTGCTTCTTGGACATCAAATCATGTGCTTAACGGAATATCATATGTTTACATCCGCCTAGAGCACGACCCAGAATACTTCACAAGCGGTGAGCCAAGAATCACATTCGTAGTGAAGGGGAAAAAGATTTACGACCCTGAAGATGTCAACCAGTCGGCGACAGACGCCTCAACTTGGACGTGGTCAGAAAATCCAGCACTTTGCTTACGCGATTACCTGACTGCTGATTATGGTTTGGGGTGTGAGCAATCAGAAATAGACGATGTTTCATTCATGCAGGCCAAGCAGGACTGTATTCTTGGCGATGCCCCGACTTTTGATTATGTCTATGACACAGACAAAAGCCAAACTGCGCCGACATCTGGTGTGGTAAAGACGGACAGCGGTGCACTTTACTCAGCTGGACAAATATACATATCAGCCCTTGATGCAAGCGGAGTTGATAGGTCTGCTTTTTTTCAAGAGGCTGGCGCTGATTACGGCGTTATCGGCAATTTTGTTGATAGCGTCAGGGGTAGGCGGTGGCTTATTGACTCAGTTGTTGAAGAAGATGGATATTATGTTTTTAGCATAACTCGCTCATATGGCTTTATAGGCTCCAGTCTCCTTTTCAGGTTGTTTGATTTTGAGCAAAGTGAACAGGTGAAAGTTTCAATTGGAGCTATTGGGGTCGGCCCGCTTTACACCACAAATGGAGCGTTCACAACTGAAGCAACCCCAGAAAACGTAATCAACTCAATTGCTACATCGGCGGCTGGCAATGTTTTTTATTCACTTGGAAAGTTTCAATTTTATGCTGGCGTCCCTAGAACGGCAACCGTTACTCTAACTGATGATGATTTGGTCAGCGGCCTAAAGGTTCAAACGGCACGAACAAGGCGTGAGTTATATAATGAAATCAACGGCCTTTACAAAAGTTATGAGACATCTTGGCAAAAAAGTGATTACCCAACAGTTGTTTCCCAAAGCGCTCTTGAGGAAGATGGCAGTCCGTCAAGCAACAACGTTGACCTTTTGTTTACAATCAGCGCTTCTATGGCAAAAAGAATCGCAAAAATTTTACTTCTAAAGACAAGGCAACAGAAACAGGTTCAGGCTGTTTTTGGAATGAAGGCCGCTCAGTTGGCCGTGGGTGATTGGGTAACTTATCAAAACAACAGAATGGGAATTGACGGAACCTTTGAGGTTGTTTCTTGGGGGATTACACCAAACTCAGATTCTGGTGTTGCGTTTGATGTTACTCTACAGGAAATATCTGATGCAGTTTATTCTTGGACTGCTGATGAGGAGCCTGATGAAATAAATCCTCCAGTAGTTGAAAACACAGGAAGGTTCGTGGCTGATGTTTCTGTGCACCCCACAGCGACCGATGAAATTATCAACGAGCACGTTATTACGGTTTTGAACATTGAGGTAAGAACCGATGACACATCCTTGCTGGATACCTGCATTGTTGAATATAAGCCAACGCTCAAGCTTGACCCAAATGACCCAACGCAGACTATACCTACCCCAGATAGCGAATATCAGCTTGTTGGACAGGGCAGTCTTGGTGTTTTCCAAGTCCGTGATGTAGTAACGGAACGACTTACGCCAGATACTCCAATGCAATACACAGTTAGAGCTAGAGGCGTAAATAGCGTGGGAACTCGTGGGGCATACGCCTCAGCCACTGTAATAGTCAGCCCAAATATTGACCCGCCTGATGACGTAACAAACTTCTCAGCCAACGTAAACGAGGGATACACAAACCTTGAGTGGACTCCAGTTGAAAACTTTGACCTATCTTACTACATAATCCGCCACGCGGTAGATACGGTCGGGGCAAAGATGTCCCATGCTACAACAGCGGTGGAAAAGGTTAGCCGCCCAGCTTCAACGGTTGCCGTCCCTGCTCGCGTTGGAACATATTTGATACGCGCTTATGACAAATTAAAAATACCAAGTGAAAACGCAACATCAGTTGTTATCACCCAAGATATGCTCCCGTCATACACAAACAACATGACGCAATCCGAGCACACAACGTTCAGCGGAACAAAAACTGGCGTGTCTGTGACCAGTGGCAATCTTCGCCTTTCAACCTACGAAACAGCCCCATCAGAGGGGACTTACGTATTTTCAAACTATATAGACACATATGATGTCTCTAATCCAGCGAGGAAGGTTCGCGCAAGTATGCACTGCAAGCTTCTAAGGTTCGGTGATAATGGCTTATGGGATGATGTGACTGGACTTTTGGATGAGTCAGCTGGACTTTGGGATAATTTGACTGACGGTGAGGACAAGGTGGATGTTGATGTTTTGTTTTACATAAGCACAACAACTGATGATCCAGCGGGAACGCCCACTTGGTCTGACTATCAGCAATTTAAGGCGGGTGACTTCTATGGTCGGGCATTTAGATTTATGGTAAAATTGAAATCAACCAGCAATGATATAACCCCAAGCATATCTGAGCTTACGGCGAAAGTGGAGTATAACTAATGGCAACGCATGATTATGATATTGCGAATAACACGGCGGCGGCTGTAAGGACTGACATCAACAACGTCCTTAAAGCAATACGCTCAACAAACCTAAGCGCCACACCGCCGACACAGACGTTTGCGGGGCTTTTATGGTTTGACACAACCACCACGTCTCTTAAACTTAGAAACTCAGCTGATACAGCATGGCTTACTGTAAGCACGACAGACGGGGTAATTAAAGCACCCACTGCATCTGGCTTGGATTTCCAAAATTCTTCTAGCGTCTCACGGATGACCATGACTGATACTGGTGATTTTTCGGCTGATGGTGATATTACCTCAGGCGGAAACATGACGGCTTATTCTGATTCTCGTTTGAAAGAGAATATTGAAACCCTTGATGGCTCAAAGGTTTTCAGTATGCGGGGCGTATCATATACAAAAGACGGAAAGCGTGGGTCTGGGGTGGTCGCACAAGAAATTGAAGCGGTGGCGCCAGAGCTTGTTGACGACAGCAAGGAATACCTAAGTGTAGCCTATGGGAACATCACAGGATATTTGATTGAAGCCGTTAAGTTTCTTAACGAAAAAATTGATGAGCAAGACAAGAAAATCAAAGCCATTGAGGAAAAATTAAATGTCTAAGTTAGCTATATCTTCTGGCCAAATTAGTCTGTCTGATTTAAGAACCCACTTCAATGACACGGATTCAATTTCTATGTCAGACTTTCGCTCTGGGGGTAACAAGGTTGTTTCTGGGGCTGAGGCTTACTCTTACACTGGAAGCAAGTATGTAAACACCGCCAGCGAAAACACTTATTGGAGGGTTAAGACCACCCAACGGGCTACTGGTGAAGATGGAAGCGGAACAATAACGACAACAGTGCAGGTTTTTGTTCATGTTGGCGAACCAAATGTCTTAGGTGAACAAGGAACCCTTGCAGATTTTACCCCTGAACGGGAAAACATGACTACTTCTTATCTGGTGGACACGGCTTCCTTTGGAAATGCTCAATACCGCGCTAAGTATCCAATAGGTAATCCGCAAGGCTATATTACACGCGGAAGCCTTGTTAGCGCTGGCTCTTATAGCGCTTGGCAGAACAACTATGGTTTTAAGGATATTTTTGAAAACTCAACAAGGGAAAAGAACGATTTATATTATATTGTCTTTTATGAGCCAAACTCAAGGATTCAAGTTACCAGCAACATTAATGATGGTGTTCCCCAGTCTGGCTCAATAGGCTTTGATGACCTATACCAAATTGATAATGGTATTATTTGGAGCGGAACCATAAACTCTGGGGATGGCCAAAACTCCAGTGAAGGAAGGGGGTATCGCTTGGACAGAAACGTTCCGTTTGGCTCAGTGGTTGGAAGCGCCGCTGTGCCCGACATTCCAGATGTTTTGCAGGGGCAGGTCCCAAACGGAATGAGTTTGTATACGGCTTATCAAAGATATGATAACCCAAGCACATTACCGTTTCGGGTGGACATACAAGGCCAGTTAAGAACCACAGCGGCGGGAACTATATCTAACACTTCAGACACCAATATATCTCGCCAGAGGTTTGGTTCGGCCTTTAATCATACTGGTTACATTTATACGAATACAACGGCTGTTTGGACAAGGCCCGACGAGCTTGATAGATACAACAACTACTATAGAAGAAATACTAATTGGTCATCAGTTGCTGGGAACGAAACCAGAGTTGATGATGGCCGCTCAGGTTGGTTGCTTCCAACACAGGGGCCAACACTTCTCCAAGTTAGGGGAGAGAAGGAAACTACGAGCCCGTTTTTGGCTAACGTTAGGTTCACGCCTAATTCATTTTGGCGAGGACGGATTGTTGCCATTCAAGCGCTGAGGACTCGTCAAAAAGGTGGGATTACTGGTTTCTCCTGTTCAGGTGCCGCATCTGGGGATTTCAGCAACTTAAGCAACACTGACGGGGGGCCGATTACTAGATACGTTAGGCTTCCATCAAGCGGTTATATAAGCTTGAGCGCGGCTGGCTTTGGCCCCTATACAGGGACAAACAGGATTATTCAAATAACCATTTTTGACCCATTTCAGTGGGGTATGGCTAAAGACAGATTGGTCATACGTCAAGTTTACATCAACGGAACCTTGGTTGGTGACGTCACAACTGACGATTACAATATTGTCAACGACACTGGAACCGAAGGCTCACCGACTCACAGAAATGGGGTTAATTTTTTGAATACAGGCTTTACGCTCCCGTCAAGCGGAACATTTACTTTGGAGTTGAGGAGATAGTTATGGATTACAGTGATTATGAGGTTGTCGCGCAAAATCAAGAAACCAATGTCATTTGCGTAAGGGCGGGTTTTTTAGAGGGGACGATTATTGTTATAGAGCCAGAAACTTGGCCTGAAGATTTGCCCGCTTGGTTGGATGCTCACATTCAAAGCACATTTAATAGAGATGCATCAAACGGCCCCGTAGCGGAACCCACGGAGGCTGATGAGCTATGAGCCTAGATAGCAATATGTCATTCACGCCCATGGTGAATATTGATGGCAAGGTGACGCTTTCTGTGGCGCTGAATTGCAATGAGGGCGATTACTTTGAACGGGATGATGCTCGTGATATAGCTCACAACGCTGGTCAAGTAGTGCATCACCCCAACACGAGCAACCTAACGCTAAATGGTGAAAATCATATGCTGATGGAGGGTTCTTGCCTCATAAAATACTTAGAGATAGAAGATGGCTCAGGAATATTTGATGAAGTTTTTGCTGAATATTCGGAATGGGCAAGCAATGACACGCCCGATGCCGTCGTCTATGAAAACGGAAATGATATTTTTGTTGAATATCAGGTTTCATACAATCAACTTGATTGGGCGCCGTTAAGGGGTTCCACCGCGCCAGCTTGCGACAAGGCTAGAATAGAGGTTTCCGAAGGAAGTGCTTTTGCCTGCTTTATGCGTATTGATGGTGAGCCAAAGGCTTGGACAGTTAGGTTCAAGGACATACCAGCGGGCACCGAATCTTTGATTGATAAGCAAGGAAATGATTGCTATGTTTTCTTCACAAAGGATGTCGACAAAGATGGTGTGACGATGACAGCTTACCAGTATTATAAACTTTCATCAGGCGACATTACGGTAAGCGCTGAAAGCGACACCAAGGTTATTAGATTGTATCGTGATTAAACTGATTAAAGCTTTAATTGAATGGCGTGGGGTGGAGTCATATGAGGCATCAGAGCGCCCGAATGTTGTTTTCAAATATGTCAGTATGTTTGGGAGCAAACGATATGAAAAACACCGCCAAAAGTTTCTAAGAAAACCTGAGAACGTCTTACGGCTATCGCGGAAAAAAAACCTAGCAGATTACCTTGAAAATTTTGAGAAGCTTTCCAATCACCCAGAGGGTAGCTTTGGGCGGGAGTTTTTTGAATTTATGTCATCTGAAGAAATTGATTACGCAAAATTCCTTTCAAGTTATCAAAAAAATAAACCAAGCGAGTCGGCTGAGGAAACACCCTTGACCAAGATACTTAACGAGCATCATCGCTGGGAGAAGGATGTCCATGATATTATCCATGTTGTTTTCGGCTACTCTCGCTCTCGTTTTGGGGAGGGCGCGACCCTCGCTACGCATTACTTTCAAGGCGGCGCTACTGGCATGGTTGTTCTTTTTGTTTTTGGCACTTTCAGGGTTATATCTAAGCGGCCATCTACACTTTTCACGATGATTCGGGTTTGGATTGATATTTATTTGAGACAGCGAAACGTTGACTTGCGGTCATACCCATTTGAGGATAATTTACAGAAGTCACTGGAAGAAATACGCTTAGAGCTTGGCGTTAGGCCGCCAACCAAAGCGATTAACACTTGCGAGAGGTTTACAACATGGTCAAAAGAAGTGATAAAAACTGGCTGATATTTAGAGTCTCTTGCGCCGTTCTGGTTGCTTGGTTTTTTACAATTGGCCTTAATGCCATAAAAAACAACTCAGAATATCAAAAAGCCTTAGATGCTCAGGTGGCTGGACAGCTTGTTCGGTCTTTCTTGTGCGCTTGCGATTCAAAATAAACCAAAGGGATTGAGATTTCAATTTTTTCGTATGATATAATTATCCAAATCACAGGAGTTTATCATGGAAGAAATCATTTCTTGGGTTACTGGAATCATTGCGGCGGCCTCAATTATTGCGAATATTACACCGTCTGATTCTGACAATAAAATCATTGCCAAAATCACAAAGGCTGTTCAGCTTCTTGCGCTGAATTTGAAGAAATAATGACTACTCAGTCCCAGCTTGAAGCCCACGAAAAAGAGTGCGCCATGTTTAGGCAATTGATGGAAGCGCAGATTAAGAACCTGCACTGGCGCATTACTTGGCTTTCAGTTGTTGGTGGTGCTTTGATGTCAGCAATTTTTGGGACTGTGATAACAATTTTACTAAAGATGGGTTAGGATGCGGCATGAAACGCCTACTATTAGCGCTCTTGCTAATAGCGCCGCCAGCAATAGCACAGACTGATCAAACGGGCGACTTGAACACAAGTAACGTCAACAGCACCGTAAGCAGTAACAACCCATCAACCTCCACGACAAACAATTATAACGGCGCTGGAGCGGCTTCCAATGTTACGCCCCCACCAACCGCCGTGTCGCCAAGCACGCCCTCAGGTGGCAGTGAAAGCTGTCTAATAGGAAAGGGTATGGGGGTTCAGGTAAATGTTCTGGGTCTTTCGCTTGGAGGTTACAAGCAAGACGAAGAATGCAATCGCAGGAGGGATTCCAAGGCTCTCAAAGAGCAAGGGATGTCCATCGCTTCTGTGGCAAGATTGTGTCAATCCGTGGAGACTTGGAAGGCAATGTTTTCCAGCGCCACACCATGCCCAATATCCGTGAACGGTAAGCTGGTGGTCGGCAGGGCCGCAACACTTTTAATGAAAAGAGACCCAGAAACGTTCATACCCGATTACAAAAAACGGAAAATGTATTATGATAAGATATTACGCATCGGCAAGGAAGAAGATGATGAAGAAGTTAATAGCACTGGCGGCAGTATCTCTGAGCGTTTCCGTAGCTCACGCAGAGACGACGATTGATAATCTTTTGGATGCAAGCCGCACGATTGCGGTAAAACTTGAGCAGGGTCGTCATGCGGCCTATGGCTCGGCTTATTATGCCTCAAATGGAGGGATTATTGATTACAATTCCATCAATGAGTTTGACTATAAAATTACTGATACAGAGCTTGCGGCTTACAATGACGCGATTACGGGCGTGCAAAACGCTCTGTATTTTACCACGCAAATGAAGCTTGAGGAGAAGGCCGCTGAATCAATGGTCAAGGTTTCTGAAGCAATTGATAATTTCGTGGTGGCCAGCCATCAACTAGCTATCGTTGAGGAAGTCGCTGAAAAAGCAGAAGTCGCGCAACAAACCGAAAATGTTGCAGACCAAATTGCTGTTCAAGAATACGTTGAACAGAACGATGTCAGCATCAAACAGGAAACAGTCGCTGAATATAACCAGTCAATTGAGGCGATCGCTGTTAATGCCCGTGAAGCTGGGGCCTTCTTGGCCGCATCTAAGAATGAGCAACTTACAAGCATTTCTGACCAACAGGCGAAAGACTATGGGCAATCAATGGCTGAAGCCTCTATCTCTTACTCGGCCACCAATGACATTTTGAGTGTCCAATGGGCGGCCAATGTCGGGCATATTGAGTTTCACGACTTTTTGATGGCTGATTATGTAACGGCATCTGAGGTGCTGGGTCAGGGTGAAGTGATTTACAATGAGCAACAAGCCTACATCCAATGAGCCTAGAGGAAACAGAGCTAAAGATTGGCGGCGTCAATCTGAAGGGGGTTTGGATTGCAATCGTAATCTCTATCGCCACCACCCTAGCTGGCGGTATATGGGCTGTCGCGGAGTTTTACGGGAGGATAGAATCGGTGGAGGCCGCTGTTTCTGGAAATAGCGACACGGCTGAAAAGCTCACTGTTCTTGGCGCAAACCTATCAACAATTATGGAAAACCAAAAAGAGCTTCTTGATATGCGGGATAGGATTTCCAATGTTGAGAAGGTTTCGGTTGAGAATGACCTTATTGTCAAAGGCTTTAAGGAAAAGGTTGATGGCATTGACAAAAGCTTCCAAAAGATTAACCGTGAGATAGATGATTTGTGGAAGGGGCTTGATGCCGCCGCAAATCCACTGAACTAGGAATTATAATAGGTGTTATAATGTTAAAAATGCTTCTTGGCCCCGTGGCCAGCATTGCGAGCAATTGGGTGGAGGGCAAGGTTGAGGAAACCAAAGCCAAGTCAGCCGTGAAAATCGCAAAGGCGCAAGCTGATGCAGAAATATCAAAGCGCGTGGCCGCTGGCGAAATTGATATACAACGCTCACAGGCTGACGCTACAGATGGCTCTTGGAAGGATGAGTGGTTTTCAATAATCTTTGGATTGTGGTTCATTGGAAATTTTGTTCCATATTTTGACGAATACTACGACCACGCATACCAAAGACTTAGCTCAGCCCCTGATTGGTTGACATATACCTTCATGTCTATTGTGGCGGCCTCTTTTGGCTTCAAGTCAATTGGAGCGCTACGCGGAAAAAAGTAACAGCTCTCGTGAGCCAAAGGAGTCCCAACATGATGCTATCAAAATACTTCAGCTTGCGAGAGATGACAAAGAGTCAAACGGCAGAACGTAAGGGCATCAGGAATATGCCTCACGGCGATCACATTGAGAATTTGTCAGCACTGTGTGAAAACATTCTTGACCCTGTACGTGAAAACTTTGGCGTGCCGTTTACGCCCTCATCAGGGTATCGCTGTGCGGCGTTATGCAAAGAAGTTGGCAGTAGTGTCAAAAGTCAACACGCCCAAGGAGAGGCGGCAGACTTTGAGGTTCCAACCGTTTCAAACTACGAGCTTGCTCAATGGATTGTGGCCAATCTTGACTTTGACCAATTAATCTTGGAGTATTACAAAGAGGATGACCCTTCAAGTGGATGGGTTCACTGTTCCTACAAAAAGGGAGCAAATAGAAATCAGGTGTTATGTTATGACGGAAAGCGGTACAAAAACGGATTGTAAGGGGTCTGGAGGCATTCAAAAGCTACTTGATAGGGGTTTGTGCCCAAAATGCCAAACCTCCTCTGTGATCGAAGATATGGGCGATTTGGCTCAATGCCAATCTTGCGGACTTTACATGGGCAATAACTTGAAAGACGAAATTTTGGAGACGCGTCAAACGCTAATCGCTAGGGAGGCGATTTTCGATGATGAAAACAAGTTTCTATGAGCAACTCGCCAAAGTTATCAAACGTCCAAAACGAGAGAATGGGCGGCCTTATATGTGTCTTGTGCGGCAGGAAGCCATATGAGTGGCTCTTTAACAAGCTTGAGGTCGGTGGTTTTGCTGTTTGTTTTGAGGAAAAATACTCTTTGACCGAAAAAGGCGAGAGGGAACTTGAGCGCCTATTGACACTGTGTGGCCTCGCCATGTTCCACAGAAACGGTGAAACGGAAATTAAATCTTCCTCTCGCCCACAAAAACCTGATTACTGACCCATTTCAATAATCTGCATGGTTAGCAAGACCCGCTCTGGGATCTTACGTTTACCGCTCTCAATTTGATAAATAGCGGAAATGTTTGTGTAACCAAATAGCTCAGCCGCCTCATTGACAGTGAGGCCCCTGTCTTTTCTCCATTTTTTGAAACCCTCTGTGGAGAGTTCTTTTTTGTTAAACTTCATGTTCGGACTCATAATATAAAATTCCTTCTTCTGCTTTGTTTTCAATTGGGTTGATGTCTTGCGCTATAATGTCGTCAAGCTTATCAATGGCGACCTCCAAGACGTGCTTGTATTTAGCGAGGGCTTGCTTTTCTTGCATATCTTGAGCCGCCCTGATGGCTGAGTGAATTTTACCCTTAACCTCACCAAGAACAAAAAGGTCATTGTGAGCGTCCTCTATGATTACGCCACTATCGTCAATATATAAATTAGATGGCATTTCTGTTCTCCCGTGCCCTGTCTTGCTTTCGATACATACCGATTGATGACTCGGCCTCCTCTTGGGTGTAATGGAAAGACTCCCAAACGGCTGTTCCTCCCACACGCTTTACAACAGAAAAACATTCGTGAGGATATAGCTCCCTCCCTTTGCGCCTTCCCCTGTTGTCCATGATTGTGTATGTGATACCCATAATAATTCCCTCCTACTGTTGCGTTGTTTACAGATGTACAATATCAAGCCCACGAAACAACGCAAGTGAAAAATTACAAATGTGTAGAATTTATTTTTTCTTGGAATCTATGGTTTTTTGTATTGAGTTTGACTTCTCAAGTATCCTGCGAAACGCCCCCAACCCACGCGGGGATGAGAACATTTCGTCAGTCACATATTCTTCAATGTCATGCAATAAGTCGTTAAGAGCCTGAGACTCAATCTCGCTCAAAAGCAATTCATATCGGCGGCTGGAATACTTTGTAACCATCCGCAGATAATATCAGCTTAAAAGGTGATTGTCATATGCTGATTTTAGTGAGTGCCAAACTTTAAGGGCTTCAGGGTCAGTGGACAGTTCTGATCGACTGCGTATTCCAAGAATAGCTCTGAGCGCCTGAGCAATTGAATTTGAATCAAGCGGCTCCACTTCAGTCATGCCTCTTTCTTCTCGTAACCACACACCGAATGAAGGGTCTTTGCACATTATCCCCGCCTGCTGTATGGCCTTCGTAGCGTCTTCATTTTTTGTGACCATTGTTTTGTTTAGCATGGCAACCGCGACCCACTGCTCCTCATGGGGCTGTGGTATCCCAAACGTTGATGTCACGGACTCAGCCTGCTCAATTGGAAACTCAATAACCATCTGAATAACCTTGCGTCCCTTGATTACTTTGAAATCAGAGTATGTTCCCTGCATCAATCTATTCGTCATAATCTAAGTCTCCCCCCGCTTTTACAATTAACTCATCGGCCAAATCAAAAGACACCCAACGCTCCTCTCTGCACTTTCGAGCGGCGTGGATAATCGTAGTGTGGTCTCTGCTTAAAAACCTCCCAATTTCGGGGAAAGTTTTATCCAACTTCACCCTGCACAACCAGCAAAAAATCTGTCTCGGCCTAGCGTATTTTCGTTTTCTGCTAACCCCCATTATTTCCTGTGGGGGCACGTTATAATGCTCAGCGACAACAGGGAGCAAATCCCTCATTAAAACCTTTCCCATCAACCGTGACCGCCCATGCAAGACAGGTGTGAGCGCCCTGTAAATTCTTTGCACCGTGGGTCATGCCCTGACGGCTCCATAAAACAGCTGGACAGCAACATTAATAAAAATATCGCGGTCATCACCACATAAGCTTTATCATTCATTTCTCATTCCCTTCGGCTTCCAATCACTCAAATCTTCTTTGGCTGGGCTTGCTTCCCACATACGCAAAGCAACCGCCCTTCCAAAATCTGGGCTGTGCCCCTTGCGTATCCAAAAGCTGTTTTCGTTTCCAATGTGGTGGAGCTCCATATGGTGCCCGTGACACAATGGAAGCACATTCATATCTCCAGCCTTCATGCCCATACCGCGATACCCAAACCACGGCTTCATTAGATGGTGGGCCTCAACGGCACCGTAGCAATCCGTCCCACGGCAGAGACAAACCTTTTCTCTAATGTGGGACAGATGCTTCTCGTTGACGTAACGCCTAGCCATCAGAATGGAATGTCGTCGTCTGGGGTAATTGAGTTTTCTGGAGCCTGTGTGGGGCGTTGCTGACTAGCCGCCCCTGAATCCTCCGCCTCCTTAAACGCGAGAGAGACGTATGGAAGCCCGCGTTTGCTGGTTTTTTTCCAGCCAGCCAATCTCATTTTTTCACCGTTGATTGTAACGGGCGCAGTGATGTCGGGTTTGTTGTCACCATCCTCCTTGTATTTGTTTGGGAAGAACCCGCCGACCTTCATGTAGGTATCATAAATGGTCTGGCCGTCTTTTGTTTTGGATTCCGTGACAATTAAATCACAATCAAATCCATTTACCATGGAGTTGCCTTGACGCAGAACCCTCATGTTGTTTGCTTGGAACAGCGCTCCGCTGTTATCTCTTTGTTCATAATCAGACATTGAATAACTCCTTCTGGTTGGTTTCGTCTGGTTCTATTTGCTTCCACAAAACATCCACAAGCCTGTAATCTTTTCCGCCTGTCCGTGATTTGTGCAAGGCTGTTTCGGGTGGTATGTTTTCCAAAAGTTTCCGTAAATCGCGATCAGAAACAAGCATTACCGCTTGGTCAAAGTGAATTACCATGCCGCCCTTCTTAATGGCTTGCTCAACTTCATAATCCCTAACGGAAACGAAGCGCCCTTGCCAAAGTTTTTTCACCTGCTTATGAAGCATCTTTGCCCCCAGATGTTGCTAGGGCTTTCAAGCTGGTGATAGCTTTAGTGAGGGCTTCCTTGGTTTTATGGTGCAGGGAATCGTCATCGCTGACCTCACGGAAAATTCTTTCAATTTCCTTGATGTTCTGTTTGCCGATTTCTTCACTACGGTTTCCACCAACTTCCATCGCCTTGCGTAAAGCGCCGCCCCACGCCTTGATGTCTCGGGTGTTCATTTGAACCGAGCCGCTGGCAGTGAAAACACGATAAGGCGGGCCGCTGTAGTCATAATCAACTGTCTTATCTTTTGACTGTTTTACTTTTGTGCCGATTGTTTCATTGGCATCCGCATCTGGCTCAGAAAGGCCAAACATCGTGACAAGGCATATCCGCCGTTTATATGTGACAGCCGCCGCCCATTTTTGCGCCTCATTATAATCACCGATAAAAACGCGGCTCAACACTGTCTCGCCTGTTTCCATGTGTGTGATTGTAGTCAAGAGGTCATTACCATCAAAGGCTTGAGACCACCCCAACCCATAATCACCGCACGTTTGCAGACCCTTCATGAGGTCGTCAATCGTGTGGTATTTGCTGTTTCCGTGGAAAGTGTTCAGGCCATTTTTTTCAATGACCGCGTTGGCTCTAAACTCAGCCATAGATTGCATTAGATTATTCATTTTATACCTCCATGTTCCATATGTCTTTTGCCGCGTTTCTTGAGACCTCATCCCACTTCCAGTGGTCAACGTCTGGGTAGAACATTTGACAGCACTCGTAGATGTCATCGCTAATAGAAAGAACGCGCTCAAGGCTTTTTGCGGCCTCAATAAATTGGTTGAAATAAATTTGCGGGCGGTCAATCGTGAACGCAGAAACGCCCTTCTTGGATACATACCAAACCCAAGGCTCGGCGCCCGTCCCAGCCCAATAGATAGACAGCTGACGACTGTGTGCGAGTGTCGGCTGTGTAGGTCGTGTAGCTGAGGTCTTGATGTCCACCACCTGATGCGGGTTTTCAAAGAGCATATCGTAAAAGCCCACTATGGGCACAGAAAGTTCTTCATGCTCAAATCTTAGCTTCCCCTGAAGCAGAGGGGGTGATACAGCGTCACCCATAAACTCAGACAAATACTCTACGCCATTCGTGACGTATTGCTCAATCGCTTTACGTTCACGGCTTAGCTTTTCCTCATTAACTTCGGCTGAGGATTCTTGGTGGAGTTTGTCAAATTCTTCTTGGGCGGTTTGTATCAGGGTTGCTACATCCTGCTCCCGACCCATGCTGTAGATATTCATCGCGTGTTCGGATGCAGTCCCGCGCCACATTGCAGGGCTTGCATCGCCACGGATTCCAGCGATTTTAAGAAGTTGAAGTGCGGGCTGGTCGATCCAGCCATTTATTGTAGATGCGGACACATGGCTCATGCCATGATTTTCAAATGCTTTCATAATGTTCACCTGTTCAATAGGGTTTTCTTACATTTGTCAGAATAGTTTGCCCCCCTTTGTTTTGCAAGTAAAAAATGATAGGCTGATAAAATAATTTATTGAGGCTGTTTCGCTGGGGAAGTGAGGTCACATTGGCAAGGCGTGGAAAATACAATAACGTCAGAACAGAGGTGGACGGGATTACCTTTCACAGCAAGAAGGAGGCCGCCAGATATTGTGAGCTTCGGCTGATGCAAATTGGGCGGCTTATAACCGACTTGCAGTGTCAACCCAAAATCCCCCTGATGGTAAATGGCACCCAGATAGGTAATTACATCGGTGACTTCAAATACCGTGAGAACGGCGAGTGGGTTATTGAGGACGTTAAATCAAAGGCTACAATCACACCGACTTATCGCCTGAAGAAAAAAATTTTGGCAACCTATGACCCGCCAATACACATCAAGGAATACATGGGATGAAAATTCAAAATTCTGATAACGATGAAGCCTTCAGCGGTTTTGATGAATCAGACTTTGTTCTTTTAACGTCAATGCTGGAGTTGATGAATGAGAGCGGTGCTGATTGGGAGGAGGTCATGGACTTGTGCTTTCTTGGTGCCGCCATATGTGCTAAAAATGCAGATATGACAGCTGATGATTTTATGTTTGCCTTGAGGGGAATCAAGGTCACTGAAGATGGGGTTTATGGAGACGCATAATGGCAAAAAAATCTGAATTCACACTTGTTCGCAATACCCCAAACAGGCGGCGACACAAAAAAGGCGGTCTGCATATTCGCAAGAAGCTTGGCCCCAAGCATAATCGCCGCGTCAAACAATGCTTCGGCTAATAAAAATATCAAATATTTTCTTGGATGCCATTATTGTTATGGCTTGGATTTTTTGGTGCCTTGTTTTTTTTAGTGCGATACTGCTTTTGTCTTTGATAGCTTCATTGATCCTAGCAGTTTATCATCGGATTGCGTAAAGGTCGTCTGCTTCAACCCAAACCATATATCCTTGAGCCTCTAAAGTTTGCCGCATCGCGATGTCATCAATGTGCTTGTGCTCCATTTTAATCACGGTTGGGCGAACCCTCCACGAATAGTCGTTGAACACATCAGTCTCATGCCCTTCAATATCAACCTTCATAAAATCAATGTGGTCAATGTTGAGGCGGTCGAGCAGTGTGTCCAAACGGATACCGTGAACGGTAATTTTTTGACGGCGTAAATCTTTGTTCGCAGGGTGCTCTAAAAGCTTAAAGCCTGACTGGTGTACCATGTGACTAACGCCACGAGTCCACTGGTCTTGGCGCTCTAAACATTCGTACATCTCAACATCACCATCTACTGTGGTGACTGCCATTTCCATAACGTCAACCTGCAAGCCTTCTTGGTCAACGGCCTCTTTTACATACCCCGCGTAAATTGGGATAGGCTCAACAATCACACCGCGCCAGCCGTTGCGACACAGCGGCAAAAGTGTATCAAAGTCTGATGAACCAATTTCTAAAAATACCATCTGTTCGCTCATGTTCGTGCCCATATATTTTTTGAGGTTGTCTGGTGCAGTTTGTCGTCAATAAACTGGATGAATTGTTCGCGTGTCAAATACCTGTATGGACTATGACTCGTGTCGTGCCAAACGATTTCTCCAGTCACTTGGCATTTAATTGTGTGCATTATTTTCACGACATCATCACCCACGTCATCTTCTGGGCAATAGTCATATTTCATGTAGCTATATCTTACCATGACAACACCGCCTCAAGGATAGTTCCCAAGAATAAGATGGACGCCATGCAGGTAAGAAAGATTGAGACTTCAAAAATGTCTTTTACGATTTTCATTTACGCGGCCTCCTTGATTGTTTCGATTTTAATTTTTTCAAAAACTTCGCGCTTAATGCGGAAACGAAGTGAACCATGTGCACTGCACAGATAAACCCATTTTCTGCCAACGAACGACCACATTAAATGACAGCCACTGATCTGAGGATACTCGCTGGTGAAGTGGAGCCTTGCAAGCTCTGAGCGCTTTAAGCGCTCGCTCCAAGATTTGCCCAAATCTTTCGGCGGGATTGCCTTGTATTTACTCCGCCGCTTTTTTATACGAGTGACAGATGCTGATTTGCCGATAGGGCGAAGCAGGAACTTTGGTATGTTTAATTTTTGCATGGGATACCCCCTTTGTTGCGTTTACTTACAAAATAACATTATCAAAGCGTTATACATTTGTAAACACTTTTTTTATAAAAATGTAAGTTTTTTTTGATTGTCAATTTTCTTTGGTTGTTGTATAGAAGTAATGCAACAATTTTAATGGGGGAAATTATGAGTTGGGAAGCTCTTTATTACGCAACAAAAAAACAGACAGGTAAAAGTTCGGACAAGCTAGTGCTTTTGATGCTGGCAAACCTTGCTGACGAAAAGGGTTTTTGTTTTCCAAGTCACGCATACCTATCAAGGGTTACTGAGATGGGCGAGCGCACGGTTCAAAGAAGCCTTGACCGCCTAGTGGCGTCTGGAATCATTACCAAAGAAAAGCGGTTTAATGAAAGCGGCCAAACAAGTAATGGTTACACGCTTGTCATGGAGGGTGCCAAAATGACACCCACCCCCCGTCAAAATGACACCACCCCCAGTGTCACAGTGACACCCTACACTAATAATATTAACCTCAAAAATAACCATAAGAAGGTTGACCAGTATCCAGAGGATTTTGATTTTTTTTGGAAGGCGTATCCGAGACGCCCAAACGACAACAAGTGGAACGCTTTTATTAAATGGAAGGCCGCAACAAACGGCATCATCACAAAAAATGATTTGCTTGAATCGGCAAAAAGATTTAAGTTGGCTTCTACTAACACCGACCCAAAGTTTATCCCGATGTGCGCCACTTGGTTAAATCAGCGCAGATACCTTGATGAACAGGGTGAAGTAAATCGCAACCGCAACACGTTAGCAGGATAGAGGGAAATATGATTATTGAAAAACTTGCCGAACACGGCATACGCCTGAACAGGTATTCCGAAGGCACGCAAAAAACAACTTGCCCAAAATGTTCACCAACCCGCAGAGACAAGCAAGACCAGTGCCTGTCCATCAAAATTGATGATGGGGGCGGGGCTGTTTGGAAATGCCATCATTGCGGGTGGGCCGCCAATATAGCTGGGAATGGGTTTTCAAACGATGCCTCACAGAGGGTAGAATATAAAAAACCTGATCCCATTACGACACCAGAGGAGCACAGCGACAAAAAAAATGCTGTTTATGATTGGTTTCAGGGACGTGGAATAAGCCGCGAAACAGTTGACGTGTTTAAGATTGAGTATGCTCAAAAGAGTTTTGGGAAAAACCCAGAGGGTTGCATTGCGTTCCCATATTTCTTTGGCGGCGAAATTGTAAATTATAAATACAGGACTCGCGACAAGCGTTTCCGCCAAGAGAGCGCATCGCGCCGCACGCTTTTTAATTACGACGAGGCTATATCAAGCCAGTATTTTAAGGATAAGCGACGTCTGGTTTTTGTTGAGGGCGAAATGGATGTGATGGCCTGTTACGAGGCGGGTATTACGAACGCCGTAAGCTTGCCAGACGGTGCACCGCAGGAGGCTAAGCTTAGGGACGGCGACAAGAGGTTTACAGCCTTGGAGGATTTGCCAGATTTTGACGAGGTTGTGATTGCTGTGGATATGGATTCGGCTGGGCAGGCTTTGGCTAAAGAGCTTGAACACCGTTTTGGGAAGCATAAGTGTAGCCGAGTTAAGTGGCCAGATTTGCACGACATACAAACCAAGGATGCGAATGAGTGTTTAATGCACCATGGCGTTGAGGTTTTGCGCGAGTGTTTAGAGGAAAGAACGCACAACCCCGTTGACGGCTTGTATCGTGTTAGCGATTACCTTGAGCAGGTGAAGGACATTTATCACGGCAATGTGCAACAGCCTGTTTCTACAGGTTGGGAAAATATGGATGAGATTTACAAGGTGATGCCAGCGACCTTTCAGTTGGTCACGGGGATACCAAACCACGGCAAATCAAATTTCCTTGATCAGCTTATTGTGCAACTCAACAGGATGCACGGATGGAGGTTTTGTATTTTTTCACCAGAGCACGGCGTGGCTTCCCACATAAGGCGGTTGTCAGAAAAGTTTTTGGCTATGCCATTTGATAAAGGACCAAGCCCACGCATGGATGAGTCGGAGCTGAACACGGCGATGGGGGCCATGGATGATTCGTTTTATTTTATTGAGAGCCAAGACGCTTTGCCACAGATTGATTGGATTCTTGATAGGGCGAGTGTTGCTATCAGGCGATTTGGCGTGCGCGGTATTGTGATTGACCCATACAACATGATTGACAGTAGCCGTGAGGGTAATAAGCGTGAAGATGAGCATATTCGCGACCTGATTAGCCGATGCAAAAGTTTTTGCAGGCAACATGATGTCGTGATGTGGATGGTTGCCCACCCAAATAAGATGCGGAAGGAGGGCGGTGACACGCATTACCAGCCACCTAGCCTTTATGATGTTAGTGGCTCTGCTCATTGGTATAACATGGCTGACGTTGGGCTAGTGGTGCACCGTGATTTTGAGAGTGAAATTACTAGGGTGATAACAAGAAAAATCCGTGAGCAGGGATTGTATGGCCAGATTGGGGAGGCATTTTTTACTTACAACCTATACACAAGGACTTATAACCCAGCGTAGCATTTGACTTATTTGGGGAATTGGTTATTATGAGGGTCAAGAGCATTCCTCCCTCGATTGCTCTTGCTTTCATAGTTGGAAGGGGCGGCTTGTTGCGGGTCGCCCCTTCGTTTTTTCAAAATAAAAAAAATAAAAAGGGGTGTATTTTTTTTCTAAAAATTTTTGTCAAGTGAGAGCAAGGCAAAAAATTCATGTCATAATGCCTTTGATGGAGATTGACATGAGTGTTGCTGAAAAAAATTATTGGCGGCCTGATGAGGCTGAATTGCTGGATAAGGCTTTTGACGCTGAGGGTATTTTTTATTCAGGGAGCCTATCCTTGGTCAGAAAGAAAAAACCCACTGATTGTGAGGGTGAGGAAAAACAAAAACCCTTAACTGAAAAAGAACAGGCAATCAGGGAGTATTGGCAAGCCAAGAGAGACCCTGTTTGCTGGTTGATTTTTAACATGAAATAAAAACTTACATTTTTACAAATAAACTGTTTACAAATGTATAAAGACCTAATACTCTGATAATGTCAACAACGCAACACAGGAGACGCAACATGACAAAACAGGTAAACACAATCGCATCATATCGTGGCTATACATACGAAGATTCACTTGTCCTTGGGGCAAATATGTTCGGTTCAAATTGGAACACTGAAAATGTGATCCTTGAAATTGATTTTCTTTTTGACCAACTTTTGCAGGAGGCACAATGCCAGCAGGGAACATCCACACGCGACACCATTAAGCTGATTCACTTGGATGTTCTTCGTCATTTTTGCTACCAAGCTGACTTGATTAGCGGTTTACCTACATACTGGTATGAGCAATCTTGCGAACAGCAAGAGCGGTATGAGG